GTCAATTTCACGTTTCTGATAATTCTGAAAAACCATTGACACCATCGTTCTTGATGTGGTTGAACTCGCCGTGCCCGCAGACGCATCATAAACAGCGGAGCCGATTTGATCATACGATACCGATTCAAATACATCACCAAAGGCCGTTTGTGCTGTTTGCGCGGCTTTCTTGAACGTAGATTTGAGTCCCATGCCATTACGCCCTCGATACTTTTACTGCCCCGGTATTCCCGCGCTTCCTGATTTTTCCATAAGGCTCAATCATTACAATCACGCTGTCAGGCAAAACGCCGTATTTATCTCTGTCTTCTTTATCAACAACGAGCTTTAATGATCCAACTGCTAGCTCTTTGAATCCCTGTGTATCTGGAATTGCAGTTGAATCTGTTGTTGTTAGATATCGTGCCAGTTCAGATGTTGCATTTACAAGAAAAGTCGGGATCACGTCATGATCCAGCAACCAGCCATCGCGGTCATTAACATTATATCTTGGCCATCTTAATGCCTGGCCTTCTGTAGTTCTATATCCGCGCCAATCTACCCATTCATCCAGTAATCTGGACGCCATAATAAGCGCGGTTTCTTTTACGGTTGATGTTGCGGCGGTCCATGTGGAAGCATAAACATGGCCATTATGATAGGTGCTAGCCTCCGCATAGGTTGCATAAGTATTTGTACTTGCCCCGCCTACCGTTGCATCAAGTGTCGGCATATTTATTTACCTTTTGTTATAGGCTTAATGTATCATTATTCGTTATATCTTTAATAATATCTGCCTCAAGATATTTACTCAAATGCTGCCACGGCAAGCCATCTGACATTTCATCTATATTCCATTGTGTATATGCAATATTATTTGCCCATCGTCTACGATCATATTGTGCTGGCAATGATAGACTGGATAATTGTTTATTTGCAACATCCCAAATCATTGATCCTACATCCGATGCAAATACAGTATTCCCATTTATAATGGCATCAACGCCTGTATTTGAATTAAACGTAATAACCATGCTGGCATGATCAAGGTCATATTGCAGTGGTTTTGTAGATCGATCTGCCCCCATAAAATAAGGCGTTTGCGCAACTGCTAATGGATGTGGCCGCAACATTATATTTTCATCGGTTGCCTTCGTGATTTCATTAATCGTATTTGCTATCCACATTATATGATCGGTGTGCTGTACTGACGCATCCCAGGGTACTTGCCCGCAGATCAAGATAAAATCACCACCCATTTTATAAGGCTTTAATTCAACGCCTAATGCGTCCCATCTATCAGAAGGCATATTGTCATTTAGGAACATGGCGCGGTTATTCAAACCATTCCAGCCAGCCATATAATATTCATCACGATTTATGAATCCCTTTTCGATCACGATTGTCGGTTTTCTCGCCTTCATCCTTTCAGAATATATCCTTCCCCTGGCGTGACTTACTGGGGCCATTTTTTTACCGATTCCAAAAATCACTGCAACATCAGCATTTATACATTCTTCAACACTACCGAATGCAGCATCACAGTTACACGACAATAATCCGATCATGAATGATTGTAGAATAGTTATATGTTCATCATTTTCCCGCGGAAGATAGACAAGTATTTTCATTAGGATTTGCGCTCCGCAATAAAAATTATTGTGCGCCCATTGTCACCTAATTCAAGGTTGCCAGGATTCTTTGTGTGCTGTGTATATATATTCCTGATATTCCAACCAGTTCTATCAATTAATTCCTTTATTTCAACCGGCGTATAATGCCTTTCATGAAATGGATGTGTATAGTAATTATGCGGGACAACTTCTTCATTCGGAACAGATCCAAGCAAATAATGTGCATTATGACTTAAATTTTTCAGGAATAATTCGGGATTATCAATATGTTCTATGATTTCAAATACAGTCGTTACATCAAATAACGTATCCCTGAACGGTGTATCATCTTCTGCTACATTACATACACCATAGGTTATATTTGCATGTGAATAATGTTCGTTTGCCTCGTCTATAGCTTCCTGCGCTATGTCAACACCAAGCACATGCAGTCCGGCATCACCCATGACGAAACTCCCATATCCAACTCCGCATCCAGCATCAAGAACGGTTGCCTTATTTCCTATATTTTCAATGATCCATTTTGCAGCGAACTGATATCTTTTAAGATGATCAGGTTTAATCATGTTTAATTCAGTGCCTACCTGCCTTTCGCCTGTCATTGGTAGCATTAGCTTGCCTCCGTTTTGATCTCATTTATACCATATCGCCCCAGATCAAATCGGATCATTTCATCAATCAGATCATCGAATGTCCGGCGTGGCTTCCATCCCAATACATCATGCGCTTTTTTCGGATTACCACATAATATAGGCACATCCGATGGCCGCATGAAACGTTTATCTGATTTAATATGTTCCTTGTAATTCAGTCCAACCTTACTGAATGCGATCCTGGCAAAGTCATCCACGCTATGCGCTTTCCCAGTAGCAATTACATAATCATCCGGCGCATCCTGCTGAAGCATTAACCACATTGCATAAACATAATCTTCTGCATGCCCCCAATCACGTTTTGCGTCCAGATTACCGAGCGGCAGTTTGTTTACATTGCCAGCCTTGATGTTTGCGATCCCATCAGTAATTTTTTTTGTAACGAATTCAATACCGCGTAATGGACTTTCATGGTTAAAAAGTATCCCGCTAGACGCATGTAGACCATAGGCTTCACGATAATTCTGAACAAAATAATGCCCCGCCGCCTTTGCTATACCATAAGGACTGCGCGGATGGAATGGCGTGCTTTCATCCTGTGATTCCACGTTTACTAATCCGAACATTTCGCTGGTTGATGCCTGGTAGAATCTGGATTGCGGTGAATAAAGCATAATTGCCGTTAGCATATTTACAACACCTACCGCATTAACCTGGAATGATTGATTTGGATTCGAGAATGAAGCCTTAACGAATGATTGCGCGGCAAGATTATAAACTTCATCCGGTTGTACCTGTTCTATGACAGATGAACAGGAATGTGCGTCAGTCACATCACCGTATATAAAATTAATCTTATTATCCGGTATTCCAAGTGCGGCCAGCCGCCACATGGATTCGTTCTGTGAACTTCGGCGCGGACACATTCCATAAATCTCATAATCCTTTTGTAGTAAAAGCCGCACAAGATAAGCAGCGTCCTGCCCCGTGATTCCAGTGATTAATGCTTTAGGCATTATTTAATCCCTCTATGCAGTTTGTCTTTTGGGTTGTATTCCCTGGACTTTCTCACCTTCATTAAGCCAATAGTCTGTTTTATTCAACCCTATATGCTCATTCTTTGCAGATCGCCCGGCTTCTTTTCGTTGTGGTCCTTTCATGTGATCCATGTATTCACCAAGAATGGATGAAATAAAGGGATGTTCTATGATCATTCCGTTGCTTATATCGTATGTCTTGACGCCTGATAGTTCACGTAAAAAATCGAAGATATAGCAGTCATGCCATTCACCTAACCACCGGAATATACCTTTACCATAGACCCTGCGCATTGTTTCTATAACTCCGCGCGTATCATCTGATCGCATATCAAAAGCAATAAACCCGGTTTCAGAATAGGCTTGAGGCCGGGCAAGATATGCAATAAATGCCCCTGTTTCTTCATTCAGGAAATTGTCTTTTATAAAATCTGGCGGGATATCTTCATGGAAAATAACATCTGCATCTATCCAGCACATCACATTATCAGTGCATCGTATAGCAGCATCAGCCATTGCAAATACCTTTCGACAGAATCGATAGGCATCATATCTGTAATCGTAGCTGTATTTTTCGCTATTAGGGATCTGCCTTAATCCCATGAAGATTGGATCTGAATTCTTGAGTTTTTCGAGCGTATCTGTCATCCCATCTACGGAAAACAGATCAACAAATTCAACACGCTCATGATCGAAATCCGGCTTGACTTCATAATATACGATCAGATTTTCTTCTTTCCAGTGTTTCAGGAATGTTTCAACAAACTTTTTACCGTATTGTTCCCATCCCTTTTCGCCCCATGAGGTGACGATCATGGTGAACGCCTTCTGCGTCTGCGGGTTATAGTTTTTTCTTCCAACTGTTCGCCCATGTTGCCATCATTCTTGCCCTCTCCATCTGTAGGCATATCAATTCCGACTGACTCAGTTTCAATAGCATCGACAGTAACTTCTGTTTTATCTTGTTCATAGTTCTTTGGCCCTGATATTTCCGGTATTTTCTCTTTTGCTTTTTCTGTGGCTATTTCACGCTCACGTTCAGCAATTATTTTTTTCATTTCCTGTTCTGTTGCATCACCGCCAGATCGTGAAATATTTTCATATCCCTTATAACTTAATTTACCAAGATCATACTTCCAATCATGTTCGTTTACTGTGATCATTTTGCCAGTGACTTTATGTCTCAATCTTATTACTGGTATCCTCATTATATTCTCCTTCTTCTTCACTCATTCTAGAGTAACGGCTTCTTGATATCTTGGGTTTATCTGTCTTATATTCAACTATCTCATACATCGAATAGTCATTTACATTATATTGATCATCAGTAACGGTTATAGTCCTGTGTTTTTTTGGATGCCTCAATATATACATGTTCGCACTCCTTAGAAAAAACGGCCTACAAGATTTGTAAGCCGTTAAATGTGACTACCGAGCTTTATAGTTATTATACGACTCCGAATCTACATGATTGAAGAAAGGGGCAGCTAATGCTGCCCCTGCTTCATTACCCGGCGATACGAGTAGCCAATTCAGGGCGCACGAGTTTGGCCCCCCAGAGTATGTCAAACTCCCATGTTACCTGCTTGTATTGCCTGCTCACTTCCACGCGAAGCGTGATACCCGTCATTGGATCAGTCATCGACATGATTTCGCTTCCAAGAGCGAGATCAGTTGAATTGGATACCAATGGGCGGTTCGCAAATGCAAATGCATCACGATGGAATGCGAGATTGACAACATGACTGGCTTTAAGGGTTACTGCTTCACTGGAAACATTGGCCACCAGCGGCGGATCAATGCTAACAGAAGTATCCCCGGTCGAAGTCAGTGCTGCACTGGCTTTACAGACATAAGTCTGTGTATCGCCGGCAATGGTGAAGATATCACCCTCTAGGATCGAACCGGCACCCGTTGCCGTTAATTCGATAGATGATGCGCCTGCTGCTGTTGCGCTGCCAACGGTAATGGCCGAAGCCGTGCCGGCAGTGTGCGTTACAACTGCGTCATCTGCTACCCAGTCAATACCAAACTTGCGCCCGATCTCACCATCGATCTTGACTTCTGCGCTCATAACTTTGTCAGCATCGGAAAACGGCGATAATGCCAGCGCGTTAGCTTCTGCGTCATAGTCAAGAACGCCTCGGCGATCTGTGCGCGGTGCGCGTTGCTGGTTGAGGACTTTACGGGAATTCGTAGCGTCGGTCACTGTAGAACCGAAAGGCGTAATGCCTGCGGTGCCGGTGTAACCATAAATACCTTTGTATTCTGCATGAATATCCTCATTAACAACATTAGCCAGGGCGCGGATAGCTTCCGCCATCTGCATTGGCATAAAGTGTGCGTTGCGGTCGATCTCGGTGAGGTCTTTGTCTGAAAGATAAAAGTTCGATTTCTTCCAGTTGTCGAGACTAACTTGCACCTTGGCCGGCGTTACGGACGTTGCCGAACTGTATACAGGTGCTGGTGTCACATCTGTCGCTGAATTGCCAGTCGGGATCGGCACGTCGATTGTGTCGCCCTTCATAGCTGCTTCGTCTGAATAAGAACCGTTGACCAAGCGCGGCATTACGGCCTGTTCCCGAAGGGTAATCAGGCCACGCGCTAGAATCTTCGGCAGAATTTCTGATAAAGAATTTGCCATTGTATTCTCCTTGCGTGTTTATGTTATGTTTTTTCACCTAATCACCTTTAACCCTGTTAAAGGCCGAGAACCCCGTTCTCTTAATCGCGTGAGACTTTTACCTTACCTGCTGCGATATCTTCCAGCGAACCGTTGACTGGACGTGAACCGTCAAGTCGTACCACTCGCCTATCATCGCCGCCATCGCCTCCGCTACCGTCGGCCCCGCCGCCCTTGGAACCTTCAAACAGATATGGTGCATCCTGTACAAGAATCTGCGCCCACTCCTCCGGATTGAGCTGTGACTTGCCATCCTTACCGTACATCGTATTGCCGTCTGTATCGGTAGGAACGGGATTACCCTCTGAATCAAGGCTCCACACTTCACGCCCGCGAGATAAAATATCACGCATTGCGCCTTTACGCACTGATGCCACGTTTGCGACAGCAGATTGTAATCTGTTATCAATAACCACGCTCGAAAGTTTTTCCCGGAACGTGGATTCATTCGTTTGTGCTTCTCCGAGCGCTTCTTGCAGTGCCTTTGTCTGGCCATCGAAATCACGGCGCATCAAATCAACCTGCTTCTCAACCCGTTTCTGGACTAGCTCATCGATCTTGCCGGCATCCATCAACTGTTTATCTTCCAGTTCATGAACCATCTTGAGTGCTTTTGATGCTTCTTCCGG